CGACTATCGACACGGCCACCTCTAAACATTGGTCGTCTTAAAATTCTACTCATTATCCAAATATTCCTAACTTACCTAGTACACCGCCTGCTCCTGCAGCTCCTCCTAGGAAGCTAGCCATTGGACTTGCTGGCGCTGCGCTTGATTGATACCCGATTGTTGTAGTCGGAAATGCTCCCGGTTGTATTTGTGCTAGTTGTTGTCCGACTAAACCTAATCTTGTAAACGGTTCGAACTGTGCTTCCCTAGCTGCTAAAGTTTGTGCATCAAGTTGAGCTTGTGCAAATCCTTGATCTGCTTGACCTAGTGCTTGTTGGTATTGTCCAAGTCCTTGTCTTGCAGCCAAATCATTTGCCGCTGCTGCTTGTGCTTGTTGAAATCCTTGATTCAATAAACCAGCTTGTAGTTGTGCTCTGTCCATTGCACCTTGATTCATAAATTGTGCTGCTTGTATACCTTGTCTTGCTCCACCAAATGCACCTGATGCAATTGCTTGATCTCTTAAACCTGTTTGTTGTATTGCTTGTTGTCTATCAAATTCTGCAAGTGTAGTGTCCATCACCTCTTGTTGATAAGGCGACATAAAAGGTTTGTATGCATCTGGACCAACTAAAGATCCAAGACCTAACGCTGCAGCTGATGCATCTTTTTGTAATTGTGTCTGCGCTGCAACTTGTGGATCGTATTTTGTTGTATCTATTTGTTGTCCGATTAACGGTTGTAATTTTTTTGTAAAGGCTGTAAGCGCGCCTTCTAATACCGGTGCTGGTAATACTTGTGTTTGTTCTACTGCCATTATGCTCTAGCCTCTAAATCGTTCATTAAATTATACATACGTTGTGCTCCTTTATTCACACTACCACCACCCGCTGCTCTGACTGCATCAGCAGTCATTACAAATTCGTTCTTAGATAATCGTGCAGGCACATCATCTGCTTTTTCTTTTTTGCCTATCGGCACAAATCCACCACTTCTTAAATCCATTTCTCTACCACCGAAGTCTAACATACCACCTTCTGCTAAAGATACAATACCACCTTGTTTTAATCCTATTTCATCAAATGTTTCCATTATATCTTCTTCTGTAAATCCTGATACTTCCATAGCTTCTCTAATCGCAGCTCTTCTAGCATTTGCAATCGCTGCTTCATCCATACCTGCTTGTGCCATTTCTTCTGCTTGTATTCTATCAAATTCATCTTGTGCATCTATTGCCGCTTCGTATGCAACATCACCTGTTGCTTGTGATAAAGTTGGACCTAAAGCTTTTGCCGCTTCTGTAGCTCCTGCTGTACTAAATAATTTTCCAGGGTTTCTTCCTAATCCTGCTAAAGTATCTCTACTGCCTGTTACATAATCTGATAAACTTGCTATACCTTCTCTTCCTACATTTTCTGCACCTTGTAAAAATCCTATTTCTCCTACTGAACCAGCGGGAGTAACTCCTGATTGTGCCATAATACCTGCTTCTCTGGCTGTTGTTGCTGGTGCTTCAATACCACCTCTCATTGCACCTGATACTTTATCAGAACCTAAAGCTCCAAGGCCACCAGCTAATGCAATGGACAATGCATTTAAATCACTAATATCTTCTACTGGTGTTTCATTAGCTGCAATCTGTCCTAAAGTATTAAATCCTGCTCCAGCAAAGGCTCTTGCTAAAGGTCCCATTCCTGGTGGTAACATAAGTGTACCAATACCAGCTGCGTATGGTGCTAAAAATCTTAATTCGTTTGGTATAAATTTGTCACTAATTTTTGAAATAGTTTTTACAAAAGGTTTTGTAATTGCTTTAGTAGCTTTTTTACGTGCTCTATTTAATTTTGATAATACGCCCATAGTTTCTCTTTATATTGTTAATGTTGAAGCAAGTGTGCAAAACTTGTATGTATGCGAGTATCACACAATTTACTAGGTTTTTATACATTCGTCAACGACCTATAAGTTAGTTTTATTGCCTAAAGGAAGGCCTTGTATTTTGACGTGGACACTTCTTGATATGTCCTCCTGCGTCGTATCAGTCACTGGGCTATCTACGTCTTCTTGAGCCTCTGCATCTGACATATATTCTTGGCCTGTTCTAAGGTGTTTTAGAGTTACTTCTACACGTGGTTTGTAAACCTTTACTGGTTTACCCTCTATTACTTGATCTTCAAAGTGTTCTTCTTGCTCTACAAATGGCATTATCTGTCCTCTCTGTTAATTTCTAATACTGATGCAATAACATCCACTTGACCACTACTGGCCTGTACCTTTAATATCTCACTTTCTTTCATAATTAAAGGTTCACTTAATACTTGTTCTTTTTGATTAGCTGATAAATTAACATCATTATCTACTACAAAACTAGCTGCAGCTGCATCTACTAAAGTTACTTTAACAACTGCTGCACCACCATTATCTTCTGCTACATTTAAAGATTTTACAATAGCTCTAGAGTTAGATGGCACTGTATATAGTGTTGTTAAATCTGTATTTGTTAAACTTGTTTTTTCGTTTTTGTATATATTTGCCATTAACCTAATCCTAACCAAGTAAATCGTTCTTGATCTTCTTTTTGTTGTGTTAAATATGTAGAGTTTAATTGTTCTATTAATATAGATAACGCTCTGTTTATTTGTCTTTGATTGTCCTCACTATATTCTTTTTTAGGTTCTGGTAATCTTACTACGATTTTTGCCATTAGCCTCTCCTTCCATCTGGTTGTAGGTCCACTTGAAACGTACCAAATCTCCACGATTCGCCGGCCCCTGTATTTTCTATTTTAATATTTGCATAACGTCCTCTTGCTCTTGTATCAACTTTAGTTGTGGTAGATGTAATTGTAAAAGGACTTAAATTTGTAGCTGTGCTATTATCAGCTGGAAAATCTTTTACAGATATAGTTACTTGGTTATTACCTGTTAATACTTTAAAGTTAGGCAAGAATCTACGCATAGCTAAAAAAACTTCACTCTGATCTTTTTGTAAAGAAAAACTAAAAGACTCAACAAAAGATGTTAAAGCTGTTGTACTACCATCTGGATTAATTTGATCGGTTCCTATTTCGTGTTCAAAGAATACAGTTTGTCCTAAACCTGTTTCACCTTGAATAACAGGAAACGTTCCTGTGTTAGAACTATTATATGCTGTAGCATATGGTTTTGGATATACTAGTGAGTCAATCCAAGTTGTTCTTATAGAATTTGTATTTGTACCTGTGTACCAGTTACCCATAGGTAAATTAGCATTATCTTGTCCGTAATTATAAACTACATATCTATTATTAAATGTAGCACTTGCGGTTGGATACCACCAAACAACTTCTGTAAATAGATTATTTATACCTGCACATACTTGTTGTCCTTTTGTAGTATCAATATCATCGTAAACAAAATCTTCAACAGAACAAGGTAAAGTATTAACCGTACCATCAAACGAGAAGAAACCATTATTACCCATCCAATATGCAACACCATCAATTTCTATTGCTGAATTTTTACCAATAAGTCCACAGTTTGTACCTACTTGTTCAAATCCAAATGTAAATGGCGCACCTACAAATTTCATTGCATACAATGCATTATCAGTCCACACTAGAATATTTTCTTTTGCAACTAATGCACCCATAATTTTTGTACCATCTTGTAGTCTTTGTGTACCTGCAGTGTTAGTTGCTTCAGGTGTATAATCATTTATATCTTCATCGACAGAAAATCTTATAAGCATATCGTCTTGTGTAGTTGGTGAGCCTATTGTTAACTCTGTACCAAAGTGAATTAAGTGACGTGTTGTTGGTGATATTAAAGTAACTCTAGTTGCAGTTGGATTGTTTGTTGTTGCAAAACCAGCTGTTGATGTTGATGCTCTAACTCCTGTTGGATTAGCTGCTCCAGCATTCCAAGTAAACGTTTTACCATTTGCAATTGTTGCAACAAGAACTTCACCAAAATTACTTAAGGACCAAAGACCCGGCTCAAGAGTTACAGTCGATGCCTGTACTGCACTACCAAATCCTGTAAAGTCAGTTGCATTTTGCACCGTTGCATTTGTTGAGTGAGCTTGTCCGTTTGATGTGCCAAATGTTGCTGTTCCATTTGTACCTCTAGTAATACCTAAAAATTGTGTAGAACTTTTCGATGTATATGTAATTAATTCACTACCTACTAAAATAGTTCCTGCAGATGGAAAACCAGTTGTTGAGTCTACTGTAACCGCGGTCCCTGATCCACCTGTACCAGCAGTGTCCGCGTTTAACGATCCATCTAATTCTGTTTGTACAACACCGGTAATTGTTCCGCCATAGTTTCCAATACCAAATCCATAACCATAAGATTGTGCAGCAGGACCTACTACCTCATAAGGAGTAATAGTTACCGAACCACCACTAGATGCAGAACCTGCAGTTGCTGCTTGTATAGTTAAAGTTGTAGAAGTTGGAACTGATAAAACTTGAAAGTTTGTATCATCAAAAGTTGCCGTGGTTACACCTGTTGTACCACCTGGTAAAGTTGTTGCACTTAATCTTATTATATCTCCAACAGCAATTCCGTGGTCTGCTGATGTTGTTAAAGTTACAGTTGTTGTTCCATTAAAAGTAAAAGTTGCACCTGTGATTGCAGTTTGTAAAGGAGTTATGTCAAATAACTGACCTTCAAAATATAAAAGTAAAAATTTATCTGTACCAATAGCTACATATCTATTACCATCAGTATCAACAAATGCGTGTTGTTTTCTAGCTACACCAACAATTGTATCTGTTAAAAGAGATTGCCAACCACCTACTTTTTCTGGTAGGCCATATCTAAATCTTACATTATCTGAGTCAACCCAACGACCTTCTGCTCCGACTGCTGTATCTTGTTTGTCAATTCCAGGAGCAAACTTAATTTTCGTAAGCGGCATTTTTTACTCCTATGATGTTACGTTATATACGTATTGCCAACCTTTGGTTGCGTTAGTGTATCTTAATTTAATCGATTGATTATTAGCAACTAGTTCTAAATTAGATGTAGCACCTCTGATTGGTTGACTGTTTCTGTTTACTGTTACTTTGTTAGTAGCAAAACCTCCACTTGGAGATACATCCATAATACTAACTTCATCGCCCACAGCAGGAGATGCTGGTAATGTAATTGTAACTTGAGCTGCTTGTGTATCTATTAATAAGTTATCACCAGCTACTGCAGTGTATGCAGTAATAGAACTAGATGTAATCGTAAAATTACCTTTTTGTAAAATATCTAATCTTGCATCTGTTCCATTAGAATGAATTAACATAGTTGCTCCAACAGGAACGGCTATTGGACTTGAGGATCCAGCTGTTTTAATACTTAATGTATATTTGTTTGCCGTAGTTCTGTCTGTTGCATCTTGAATTACATAAACTCTTGTTGCTGTACCACCTGTTGTTGATGCAGGAATAATTAAACTATTGTTACCAGCCATTTGACCAGTAAGTTTTAAATATAAATTTTTACCATTTGATGTAGCTCCATCTGATAAAAGTAAAGTAACATCTGATCCAGATGTCATTGGTACATCGACTACACCTGTTGCTGATTGCTGTAATATTTGTAAATTAGTATTTGTAATACTTCCCCATAAACCAGCTTTCTCACCGGTTGCTACAAGTTCTAATGCTAAATCTGTTGAAAATGTTGATGCCATATATTATCCGTACGGTTTAATTGGTGTCCAAACCATTGTTGCTCCTGGTACAATTTCGTT